CAAGGATGTTGCAAATGCCAACCAAAACGCAGATAGAATCGAATTTTATTATTTTGCCGCAGATTGGTGTCCTCATTGTAAAAACGCAGAACCCGAATGGGATAAGTTCGTGAAAACCAATGATGGTAAAACTGTAACAAACAGTTCGGGTGGGTCTGTAAAAATTAAATGTACGAAGAAGGATTGTAGCGACACCTCTGTTGCTGATTCAATTAAAGATGAATATGACGTTACCTCTTATCCCACTATAAAGGTTTACATTGATGGTGACAAGAAGAATCCCATTGATTATGATGCCAAAATTACTAGCGAACGTCTCGATGAGTTCTTAAATGAACTTACATAAAATGTGTTATATTTTTTGGTCGTTTTCCAACATCTCACTTTTACCTCTAATGAATTTGTCAAATATACCGACACCCAATTCTATAAACACCTTTCTCGAATCGATTGATGTAGCAAACTCAATAATACCATTTATAGATATAGGACCTCCTCCTATATGTATTTCGTTTTCTATCGTAAATTCCACTTTTCGCGAGTTGAATCGTTTCATTATATTACGAAACAATACCAAGAGAAAGTCAAAGAAACTGGAATCGGATGTGATTTTTGCCGACTCGAATACCGATTTTTTACGAATCCCCAGCACTTCATTTGGTTTACATTTATCCATTATAAGATCTATCGGGTATCCAGAAAACAACCCACCGTCAATGTAGCAAGCAGAATCAGTTATAATTGGCGAGAACACTATAGGAAGAGTNCACGAGGCATATATGGCGTCAACCAACAACCAATTCGGGTGTGTGATATGTGATAATACCACTAGTTCAAATGTGTTTACCTCTGTTGTCGTTATGAATATATCGATTCCGTTCAATTTGTAAAAGTCCTCTAATGTTATATCAATTGGTATATCTTTACCGAGAAACAATGGAGTTATCATGTCTACCATAACAACTTTTGTGAATATACCCCGTTTCTCGAACGCATTAATAATGGAATATATGTCGAAATGAAACACATCCTGCCATGGGCGGTCAATGAGGTATTTATCTATTATATCCCACTCGTATTCAAGTGCGAGTAAAACACATATAAAAGAACCGATTGATGTTCCATACATAGATTTAATATTTTCCAGCTTCCATAACCCGTATTTATGAGCTTCCCGTAACACACCATACATAGTTAGTCCATGGTGACCTCCGCCTGATACTACTATGTGTTTTATATTAGCTGTATATTTGTTGGAACTACAATCAACCAGTTCTGTTCGAGTTGTCATTTATAAAATATATATAAGTTTTTTTATGTTTTTTAATTTCACTTAGATATATATATACATGTCATCCATTTTTCTATTCGACCACGATGAAGAAGTCGATAGTAAAATAAATATAGACGATTTATACGATAAGAGGAAACGCAGAGACCTGAAGCAATTGTCTATCTTTAATAAAATATTAAAACGCATTCACACGAGAATAAACCATACTGCCAAGAGTAAAAAAATACAAGAGGATTATGTTTGGTTCTCTGTCCCTGAGTATTTAATCGGAGAACCTATTTATGATAAAGGAGACTGCATCGGGTATGTTGTATCACAATTAGAAAAGAACGGTTTTTTTGTCAAATATGTTCATCCAAATGCTTTGTTCATCTCTTGGCACAATTGGGTGCCAGCTTATGTACGCAATGAAATCAAGAAAAAGATGGGAGTTGTTTTAGACGAGAAGGGAAATGTATTAGAGCGTCAAGAGCAAGATGCGAGCAACCCTGATAATGGATTATTTAACCACGGAGAGAACCAAACAACAGAAACAGCCAAAAACGGCAAGGAATATGCTTCTATAAAAGATTATAAACCTACTGGAAATCTTGTTTATGGTGAAGACGTGATGAATAAATTAGAGAAGAAAATCAAATTTAATTTTTAGATAAGACATTGATTGTGTATTATATACAAAATCAATTAACGTTTTTTTGTTTTACGATTACGATTGCGAAGTCTGTTCTTTCGTGTGGTCTTGCCACCCTTCTTTGACTGTTCCTTCTTTAATTCGGCATACAATTGTTCTTTAACGTCTGCAAGTATACTTTTGTATACTGCGTCTAACCCATTATCGGTTCTTTCGGCAAGCATAGTTCTTATACCTTCTGATATGTCATTCTTTACCATTTCTATGATAGGTTGGGCTGTTTCGCGGTTCTGAGTAGTAGTTGTATAAATAAGTGAACCAATTTCAGCCGCAAATGATTTGGCGAATTCTCTAACTTGTGCTGCTACTACCGTTTTAATACTACCTTCTGTATCGTTTTTAAGACCATTTTGTAATTCCAGACTAATTTGTTTAACCATATCTCCCTTTGTCTGTTTAATAACTTCAGTTATCTGTTCGCATATGTACTCTCCCCCCTTTCCTCCAGTTACTGACGCGTGAATTGCTTTGTCGGCAGTTGAATCTCCACCATGAGTTATTGTTCCTGACGGTGCAACCGATGTAGATTCATCGTTGACATTTGCCGCTGGTGTTACTGAACTGTATGTGACCAAACCCGATTCTGCTGAACCGTTTGCTTCTGAAACTGCTGCTCTTACGGACGGGACGGCCTCCGAAAATTTTTCCCCAAGTTGAGAAATAGTCATTCCTCCCGTTGTTTTATTTTGATTTCCCATTATTTGATTGCTTGTTTCTATTATATCACTAGATATTGTTTCCACCGTACCATCAATTTCTTCAGATTTCGACACTATATCATTTTTGAATATATTAAGTTCGTCTTTAATTTTAACACTGTCCAATATTTCATTTATTTTTGCCTTTACATTGTCCGCCAAATCCATGCTTGAAACTGAATCTTTAACCATCGTTAAAATTTTAGGGATATCATCGTCGTCAATACCTGAAAATATATTTCCGAGATTTATAGTATAACTACTATTGTTAAATGTCGCAACATTTACAAAATTAATATCATATTGAGGAGATGTTCCATATTTGACATTAAATGTGAATGCTGTGTCATTGAGGTCCATGATTTTTGAAACCACTTTTTTGATAATATCATCGATGTTCAATGTTGGTGAAAAATGAGAGAGAGATTCCTTCAGCAATTTAGATATTCCATCGTTTTCATTTAGTTTTATTAAATCAATTTTACCCGACACAGAAGTCATGTCATATTTTTCCAACACAATGCTTTCCATTATTTTCGCTGGTTTTTTTATTCCATATTTTTTTAACTCATTTGACAATTGACCCTTGAATGCGTCAATGCCTTTATTTAATGCGAATTGCGTCAAACGATTCATATCGTATATATATAAAAATATATAAAATTGAATGCGTTTGAAAAAAATATTATATTTATTAAATAGTATAATGATGGAATCTCAAATTCAAAAAACCATTACAATAAAAAAAGATAAATCGACGAAAACTCATAAGCGAAAGACAAATCTATCTAAAATGGAGAAATCCCAATTGTGGGATATATATGATGTTGACCAGAATGCGTTTATACCATCGGAAACTCCGACAAAGCTGGAATGTTTATATGAAAATCAACCAGAGCTGAAGGAACAGGGTTTATGTTGCCTTTGTAGTAGCATTCTTCGTATATCGGAAGAAGGCTTTCCTACGTGTTCGAGCAACAAATGTGGGATTATATACACAAACGAATTGGATTACTCGCCTGAGTGGAGATACTACGGTGCAGAGGATAGAAATACCAAAGATCCGGCTCGTTGTGGCAATCCCATCAACCCCCTTTTAGTCGAATCTTCATTTGGGTGTAAAGTGTTGTGTTCGGGAAAGTCAAGTTACGAAATGCGTCGTATCCGCAAGTGGACAGAATGGCAGTCAATGCCACATAAGGAGAAGTCACTATACGAAGAGTTCAGGTTCATTACAGTAATGGCACAAAATGCCGGGATTCCGAAAATATTCATCGATAAAGCAATGGCAATTCACAAAGATATATCGGAACAAAAGATGTTTCGTGGACTGAATCGTGATGGCATTAAATCGGCATCCATCTATATTAGTTGTCGTCTAAACGGTTGTCCCCGCACAGCTCACGAAATTGCCGAGATTTTCAAACTTGATAAGACAAGTGCTACTACAGGTTGTTCTATGGCCGTCAATATTCTTCATAACATTGAGCGTGGATACGATTCAACGCAACAGACTGAATTGGCGACTACACGACCAGCTGCTTTCATTGACAGATATTGCAGTCGTCTTAACATAAATAGAGAGTTAACCCTCCTTTCTAAATTTGTGGCAAATAAGGTTCAAAATGAGAATATCATCAACGACAATACACCTCATTCGATTGCTGCCGGAATAATATATTTTATATCTCAAAACTGTAATTTGAGCATTGGAAAAACAGACATCAGAGTTGTGTGTGGGGTAAGTGAGGTAACGATTAACAAATGCTACAAAAAGTTGGACAGTTTAAAAGACAGTTTATTGCCCAACAGTATTTTAGACAAGTACACTTAAATTAACGGCATAATTATATACATGTATTTTAGACATGTCACTAACACCACATATCAAAATTATTTTTATTGTTCCTTATAGAGATCGGAAACAACATTATGATATATTCTCGGAACACATGAAGACCATATTGGAAGATATTGAGCCTACAGATTATGACATATTTTACATACACCAAACAGATACTCGTAGTTTTAATCGTGGTGCCATGAAAAACATCGGTTTTTTATATGTAAAGGATAAATACCCCGACACATACAAAGACATTACATTGGTTTTTAATGACATAGATACCATGCCAAAAGTTAAAAACTATTTTGATTATGAAACCGAAACAGGTGTTATAAAACATTTGTATGGATTCACATATACATTAGGAGGTATTGTATCAATAAAGGCATCTGATTTCGAAAAGATGAATGGATTCCCAAATTTCTGGGCATGGGGGTATGAGGATAACGCACTCCAACGAAGAGCGGAATTCTATAAGGTAGTTATTGATAGGAGCAAGATGTGTAAAATAGGAGATACAAACATTACTCATTTAACAGATGAATTGTCAAAGCATGTAAATAAAGACGAGTTTCTATTATATAAACTAAATGCTACAGAAGGAATAAGTGAAATTAATTCATTGACATATAATGTAAACGAATCAACCGGTTTTATAGACATTTTAACATTTAATACGAAAAGAGATGAGAATTTGACAACATCCAAGAAACATGACATAAAAAACGGGAACAAACCTTTTCTTAGACGAAATCCGACAATGAGTATGTCATTTCTATGATGATGGGAATGCCTCCATTATTTTATATGTCATTCCAAAATTGGTGTCATCTTCCCATATTCCTGACATTTTTAATACAATTTTACCTTCCTGTGAATTGGGAGAATGTCCGTATGTATAATGTTCCCTGTAAATTTTTAGACACCTGGAATCCATCTGTTGTTTGAGAGAATGTGTTAATTTTTTTCTAGTCTGTGTTATGTGTTTATAATATTCCAGGATATAGTGTTCGTAATTATTTACACTTTCTATAATAGTTTTATTACCGGGCGTATCTTTCATAGATAATCGATTATTCGTTTTATCGAAAGTATATTCAGATAATGGCAATGTAGTAAATATACCATTGGTTACTATCTCATCATTTGAGTATGTAATTTTAGTAAATGTGCCATCCATCACCATATTCTTGCGTGTTTCTGAGAAATATACATTGCTTATAGATATTTGGTCTAGTCCAAATGTTAATATCATAACTAAATGTAATAGACTTATGCGTTTATTACATTTAATGTAAACTAATTATTTTATGTCATTTCAAATTCATCAACAGTTTAGAACGAAGATGCGCATAACACTATTAATACACATTCGTGTAAAATTAATTTCATCATTAAATGTATATACTATATAATATGAGTGTCTTAATTAATGAACCGCCTATAGTATCATGGAAAGACCCGGCTAATTCATTTTTGCAGATAAGTGCTGGTATTCGTTACAATAATTTGGGAACACTACACGACAAGGGCATGTTTAAAGCTCTACCCTTGAAAATTTATCGCAGGGAGATAGCAACACAACATCTCGGAACACTTAATCCCAGATCATCTGGCAGAATTTCAGCATTTGAACGTCCGGGTGGAACAACAACATCAAATAATGCTGACTGTACAGGTATATCGAATACAACAGAAATAAACGTATCGACTGAAGCATCATTGGACACAATAGATAACGCATGTAGTGTATTTTTATCACCAGATGACAATGCCAGACGCAGAGTTCGTAGTAGTGGAATGATAACCAAGAAATTCGACAACAATCGCAATGCACCAAAGTATTTCACTAATTCTCAACAATACTTGGAAAGTCGTAGTTTATCTTATAAATCTAACAGCAACTTCCATGTTTATAGTGGCGATGTGACAGTCAAACCAGGTAGTGCTATGGCAGACAAGAATCTATATTCATCCAACAATTCACACTCCCCATGCACTGTGTTTGTTCTGAGCGTGGCAGGTTCATTTAAATACCTGTGGATAGATAACACCGAACATACAGTAAACGTCCCCGTTGGTTCTTATAGTATAAATGACTTCAATTCGTTATTACATAATACTATGGCATTGAACTTTCATTATTTTCAAGTGCCCCCAAGTGATTATAAAACATACTTGATGAATATGAAATACAATGCGACTACTAATAAAATATACATAGAAACTGTTAATGTAATAGCCGCCAATATAGGTGCTACATGGATTCCTTCAATGGACCCCAATAATGTTACCTACAACTGGTGGGACGCAATACCCAATCTAATCACTACTCCATTAGCTGTGGTAACAAATGTTAGACTTGTATTCCAGACGGACACAGTTAGTAATAGTCAATTATATACGGCTATTGGAATTGACACGATGGTAGGTGACGTTCAATATCCTACACTTTCAACCGACCATGGAACAACATCATTTTCTGGTACTACATCACTTACTGCCTCTAAAGGAGTTCAAATTTATTATAAGCCAAGTAATCCTGGATTCGCAACACAAGGTGCTGTATCATCGAGTGATTTAATTGCTAGACGCAGATATAATGCCATTACAACGGCAGGCGGGACATTAAGGAATTCTTACGGCGCACATACAGCAAGTGCGGTTGCTTACGGTGTTCATGCAAATGGCTATACGGTTAAGGACAAGATTGGATATCCAATGAAGCAAACCCCTACCTTTTCAAAATATTCAGATATTATGAAAAAATGTAGTGTTAGAACGTTTTCAAACGCAATTTAGGTCAATACCATATCAGTGGGTGGTGATGAAGAATATTTCATAAACACATTTGTTGGCGGTGACGAGAATACATTAACCTCAATATTATGTTTCTCGCACCATTTAACACATCTCGACATATTGTTTTTAATAGTTGTTTCCATTTTATCGCCCTTATTTTTCGTATCAATAAGGGTGATTGTATTTTGAATAGTCTCCATCTGTTGTTGACCTGATATTGCGTTATATTCTTCGATCTTATTCTTGAATAACTGCGAAATTTCACAATTTAAAAACCGATGAATGTGTTTATCCGCATTAATAACCATTTCCATTGTATCTCTTAACATTGGGTAAAAATCATCACAATCATTGAAAAGAAAGTTCTTACATACAACATATTTTTCAGAGTTAGCATAGCGACTGGTTTGTGGTTTGGTTATATACACATTTTCGTAAAAAGCTGATAGTATATATAATAAATCTACAGTATGTTCCATAAAACAGTCAAAAATTTTGAGTGTAAAACTACCACCCCGTTTTTGCATACATAATGCGTAACACGTCTGTCCGTATAACAATTTTGTAATATTGAGTTCCTGACTATTAAAATTACTCGAAAAATCAAAGCCACCATCTGCAGTTATTATGTCAATTGACGAAGCATATTTGTCTTTACAGAATATAAGATTGTCCATTGATAATATATTTCCAGTTCCGTCGGCAGCATTTTCTATGTATACATTTTTATTGTCGTTTAAAAATTTATTGCTCTTCTTCCAAGCAGGAATATTATTATCGTTTTTATCATCTAAAATTGTCATGCCTGTATATGTATCGCCTGGGTTTTTTCTCATATGTGCAAGCGCCTCTATAAACCCCCCTGGTCCCTCAGCTAGATGAAAGCTGTTTATAGGAAGATTGGCGATGTTCTTCGATGACTTACTTTCGAATGTGTTACTTGAGCTATAATGACATAGGTTGAAAAATGTTACAATCTCTATCATCTTATAATAAGATCTTGAGAGTGGTTTACATTTGGCAATTGATGTTGTTTTATTTGGTATTATCGTATTAATAAATTCATAAGGATTTGTATACTTTTTGCATGTGTCCCATTTATCGCCGCGTGTGTCAATTTTATTTTTAATTTTGTATAAAAAATTACACAATGACGGTGAATATTTGGCCACGGGAGGGTCTGCGTTAATGTGGCATGTTATCCGCTTATATACAATTATATGCGTGTTTGGTAATAATATATATAACATTATGTCGATATATATATTATGCTTTAATTTCTATATTCATTTTTTCTTGTCTTATTTGTTCTCCGTGTCTTTAATTACAACCTTGAGTTTTCTCTTACGCTTTATAGTGATTTTATCAGTCGATGACTTAACGTCTATCTCTTCTGCTGTTTTGTGCGTGACATTATTATATATGTTTGCAACATCGGCTGTCCTCACCTTAGTGAATACGAAGTAGCGGTTCATGTATGAAATCCTCTTTTCGTCGTCTGTCATCAAATGTGCGTTCCTATAATTGGACGTTTTACGAGGGGCATATCTGATTTCAGCCGTCATATCATTAAACAGCTCCTCGAATAATCCAGTGCCGTGAGGCAGTCCTTTTTGGTTGGCTTCTTTTTTGCTTATTACTACAAATCCATAATCTTCCATTACGCGAACGAAATAATTGAAATTAACCAAGTATTCACGGAATGTCTTGCCTATTGTATCCTGGTATACATTTATAGGATATCCGACACTGGTATCGTCGTCCTGGAAACCAGTTTGCGTATACATCTTTGTCAGTTCGAATTTCTTTTCACCTTCGTTCATTATAGTAAGGGAATCGCCTTCGTTCTTATTTCTTAATAAGTTGAATACTGTACCCCCGTCGTAACATGTCCCTATAAAATATCCATTTAGTTTTGTACATTCTGCCAAATTACGAACAAATCGGTGTAAAGTAGCACGATTCTCAAAGAAGTAGTGTAATGCGAATTGACAAGAACTAATATTAAATCCATCAGTAGCAATGCCGTATTGTTTGTAAACTCCTTGTCCTAGTAAAGCCGAGTCCTTTGGACCATTTCCAAAGACTGCCTTCGCGATTTCCTTGTCTTTATCAGATAACAACGCATCTCCATTCCTAATTAGGTTTCCACTGTTGCCATTTACAAACAATGCGTCTGGCATACGTTTCATTGTTTTCCTGTATTTCAAATAACGGGCACACGCACCGTCCATACGATTTTGAATATTATCACGAGATATGTCAATGCCAAATACGAATCCAAGATTTGAATATATCCATTTGGGAAGGTCACCTCCCTTACCTACGGCATAATCAATCAGTGTATCGTTTCGATTTGATACACCACGAATCAACTTATTTTTAACATAGAGATTGTGGAAGTCCCTCATAGATTTAGTTCTCTTTTCGTTGTCCCCTCTGCGGTTATAGTAAACGCCTTCATTTGCTTCGCCATTCTCTTCCTCGCCACATTCTTCGATATACTCGGGGATGTCTTCACCACTTGTAATCATTTTTACAGTGATCGGTTGGTGAATTGATTGCCAGTTGCTATTTGCAACATGATATGCGTTTCCGTAATTCTTCAATCCATTTCTCAATTCAGTTGTTTTGTCATACCTAACACGAAGAGGTATCCATTTCCATCCATCGCGTTGGGTTATATCGTAACTAAATTCGACAATCATATCCTCTTCAAAATATTCGCCTTCTTTCGTAAACATCTGAAGCTCATTCGAACCGTCATTCTTAAGAAGCATGTTTGCGTAACACGCACTGTCATCATACGGATTAGTTGGTTGAAATGGAACAGGTTTGTATCCATCGGTAGCGTCAACATCGCCTGCGTTTGGAATCTTGTTCTGGATAAGGTCTTCACATGGATTTAGAAATCCGTGTTTCCTCTCGTCGTATCCACATCTTAGAATAAGAGTTTTATATTGAATCATGGCACTTTGTGTTTCCATGCTAACTCCATCTTGAAATATGTTATACGTTTGGTCCTTACCAGTTTTATCCTTCTTCACCGAAACAAGAAAGTCGATTGTGTTATACTCCACAGGCTTCCACTTGAATGAATGATCCCAAGTAGATTTCGTCAAAGGTCCGGGGATATCAACCGCATTTCCCCCGACAGCAAATTTTGCTGGTGTGAAGATAAGACCGTCTGTGTTATAATCGTATAGACCATCACTTTGGTCGGATATAATCTGTGAACAACAACTGAATATACTGCGGCTGGGTGTTGAACTATAGAATTTTTTACACACGATGCTAATTCGACATGTGCTCTGTTTCATTACCGACTGGGGTTCGAGTTCTGAAATAACTTTACGCAAAAGAGCCAAACGGTATATCTTGGGTTTCTTAGATTCGGGTTGGCGATTGTTTGTATCGTCTTCCTCCTTCTCATCCTCTGTAGAAATGAATTCAAGACTTCTGGTGCTCTTNTTATTAATGTAGTAAATGTCAAAAGCAGCATATAGATTAATGGATTCATCGTGTTTATTTGTCTTAATGTGTTCTCCATCGATTAGTGTATTGTACAGTTCTTTAACGGTGGTCTTTGCGCCTGTGAATACTACCGACATATTTGTATTTATCATATACATCTTACCTTCGCCATTAACAAACAACAGTGTTCTGTCGCCATCTGCCTTGTCAGTTACAGTATAGTGTGTTCGGATATTCGGGACGAGAGATTCTTCATTTCGTTCCATTAAATTTGGAATTTGCAGGGTATAAGAGGATGGTCCAATAAAATCACGTGGGCGAAGGCGAGTCTGTTGGTATTCATCGCCATGTATAAGTTTCATGTATTCGCTTTGTATGTTAAATTGCTCACTATAAGATATGGGGTAATTTGTCCCCTGTAATCCGCTCATTATAATACGAACGAATTTGCGGATTGCGGTTACGATGCTTTTAACTGTATTATACTCCGTTCCTATCCCAATGCGAGAATTATCAAGTTCCATCTCGATCTCGTATGATTCGGGACTATCAAATAACCCTGCGTCTTGAACCGTGTAATGCTTAATCGGTGCACCAGAAGAAGTCTTCGATGTTTGTACAATACTTAGGTCGGCAAACACCGGATATTCATCATTACAAAATCTCACACGATTCAAGTGACGAAATGTTTTTTTAGATTCCGTCCACTTACCAATAATTCTGCGTATGATTTCTGACCTGGCGGTATAACTCTTTTCCAATTGATACGCAACTCTCATATTGAAATCTTCGAAATCAGCATACCTCAAATACGAACCATCGTCCAGTTTAACGCCAGTTTTTTGTGTAAAAGTAAGTTTATCATACGTAGTCGATGGCATGTCTAAAACGTCTTGCAAACTGTTACTTTTGCAATATGCTTGTATCAAGTCAATTCCATTAACCTCTGCGCGTATATTTGACATTTTTCTCATACCACTAGTCTTGTCAACATATTCGTGTGATATGCGTAAACTGTGAACTCCATCAGGGTTCGACGTATTAAAACCAGATGAATATAATCGTTTGACTACATTGTCATAGTCAATCTTAGTAAACGGTTTATGCTTCCTGGTATTTGTTCCAAAACGAACCTCTACTTCATTCTCTTTTCCATCCATTCTTGATACGGGATTACTCGCTAAATAGTTTTCAACTATTTTATCCATTTGCTCCTTAGGTGATATATTTTCATTATTTTTAGTGTTTGTTGTGCGGCGATTTTCCATTATAGATAATATATATAATAATTTCATATATTATTTTAGGTTTATAATCAATTTTTACCATTTACATTTCCTTGTAATTGCTCCATACAATTCGGTTTTCGACATTTTTACACTCTTGTCTATTTGCACTCTATCCGCAAGCTCGTTCAACTCATCAATCTTAAAATTTGATATTGCTTTAAGTGGCTTCTCGTGATGAACCAACAAAATACAATCTGTCTCTATCTTCAAAATCTTCGCATCTGTTGGTCCTAGTTCAACTGCGTATTTGTTGTTGTTGGTTTTGCGAAGTAAGATAGTTTTTTCATATTCATCATTTGGGCATATGTTTAAATAGAAGCTATCGTCCTTGAGTAAAATAATACGAGTTTTATAATAGATACAAATGGCAGGCAATGCGTCTAGAGATATCTTGGCATTTGCTAGGACCTCTGATATAATCTCTTGTGTCTTCGCCTTTGTCATTTTCTGATTGGTATTCTTAAGTTTACTCGGGTTGTTTTGTAGATAAGTCGAAATTCGTTGTTTCTCTTCCATCTCGGCGTTTCCATATCGTCCTGGAATTTCGCTATACTGTTTGTTGCCATATATACCTATGTAACATGACCAAAAAAGGGTATCGTTTCTGTCTGGAACAATCGACATGTCTTGTGTAGTTGTAAAATTATCGGTTGCTTCGACCACAACCGAGTTATCGACAGTAACATTGGCTCGATATTTATTAAATGTATCAATTGTGTACATATTTTTACGTAAACCTATAATTTGTTCTGGTGTGTCAATGGCACTTTTGGTAAATATCTTATGATAAATGCTCATATTCTTATTATAATGAACTCAAATCTTTAACTAGTTTCTTATTATAATGTACAGCTGTTACATTGCTGCTTATGTGCTGTGTATCGATTATGTCATATGCTGTAAAATCAATTGATGGGAAGAAGGTGTCACACTCGACATCTGTATTCAGTGTGTTAATATACAAATGGCAACAATCATCGCGTTTCAAAACCTCTTCATATAACATTCTACCGCCAATAATTATTATGTTCTCTATATCACTTCTTAAACGTAATTGTGAAATTGCTTTGTCGAGTGAGTCATAAAAAAGAATGTTTGCCGAATGATGTTCCTTGATTGTTCTTGAAATGCACACGTTTATTCGACCACCCAATGGTAATCGTTTGATACTATCCATTGTGTTTCGTCCCATAATGACGGCATTTTGTTTATTTGGTTGTTGGGTTCTCTTCGTTATATTTTGAAAGTGTTTCAGGTCTTCAGGGAAATGCCATGGCAATGAATTGTCTTTACCGATGCCGTTTGATTTCGAAACACCTACGATTAAACTGAGACTCATCTTTATAGATATTTATATAAAATATCTTTTATATAAATTATTGTACAGTTATGTTGATGCATTGAAGAATTCCTTCTTAACATCCGTTTTTTGGTCTTCCATTACACTTATGGTTACTTCTTGGTCATTTATATATTTCATGTGCTGTTCCAGTTCCTCGAGCATTTCGTCGGATAAATATGTTAAATTTATATAAATTCCACTCTTGTTCTCGTTTAATACAATGCTCGAGTTTTTCTTCAGTAATTTCAAAATGTCGAGCTGATTTGTCTTGTCGAGCTTCTCAATTTGGGTTTTCAGATGTTCAAGCTTTACTATTTTATCGTCCATTATTATTGAATAATAAAAAATATTTATATTGATTCACAATTAATCTATTTCTTTGCTGTCTTGTTTCTTGTGTTTTTGTTATCCTGGGTTTTGTGATTGAGTGCGGCGATAGCACAAATATACGGGTCGTTCAATTCATAACGAACGCCAATTATACGAGCTGTAATGGGGACATCCTCCTTCATATTATTAAAGTATGAACTTGTGTTATGATGGTCACGAGCAATAAACACAGTAAGAGGAATTGTGCCGTCCTTGTCAGAACACGTGGCGTGGATTCCTGCCTTTGTAATTGTTTTTGTTACACACTCTACGAGTGTTCCTTCGACAGGACTGCAAATCATACAATCGAATATCACCTGAATTTCAATAGTTTCACCATCTACCACTCCCGCCGAGTATGATATAATTGAGATAGAACCTGGTTTAATAAACCCTTCAGCGATGCACTTTCCTTGAAACAGTTCGGACGCCTTTTCTTCTAAAATTTTCTTAATATTCTTGCCTATTTCTCTAATGGAAAGATGTAACTTCTTTGATAGGATGCTTTGATTATACACTCCAAATATCTTGGGGGTTTCTTGTTTTCGGTCGGTCATTTATCTATATAAAATGTATATTTTATATGGATGTTATATTATCATTTGTTTTTTCAATTTTTTGTATTATCATTTTGTGTAGCCAATCGACCTCGCCTTTTTATATACAAAGAATTCACCCGCGTCCATGAAATATGTATTTTTTGTTCCATTGTGGTCTTGATTCCACCTTAACAATATTTCGATTATCACGTCTAAACCATGGTGAACTGTAGTATCGCCACCACCATTCTTTCTATAACTCTCCGGTTTAATGTCACCATTTGGGTAGCACTTATCTATATATGTACCATTTCCTTCGACATATTCCATTTTGGATGGAATGTCCTGAAGTTTTATAATCTTGGTCTCTTCCTTCATGTCTTTAATCAATGCACCCATCGAAGACTCGTTTGAATTTACAGTCCTAAATTTAAATGTCGAATAATCTATCTCTGATTTTTTTGCACGCCATGATACTCCAATGACATTATTAACTCCTACCTGGTATTTACTAGACCGTTTGCCGACCATGCTATTTCTCTTGTCTGCATCAATGTAAAGGTCATCTATTGTGCCTGAACTATCCCCATTGTATTGCCATCCGTTGCCGTCATCCTTATTAATCACATATATTTGCTTCATGTATTTCATTGCACTTCCATTCTGTTGACGTTGTTGATTAATTTCGGTTTTATTTTCATCTAGTTCTACAAATAATGCTCCTCTGGGTTTTTTGTCAGTTTCTGATGTTGGTAGAACCGCTATTATCCTGTCATAATGAGATTTAATGCATGTGTAGAATGGATCTGTTCCTGTGTAATCATATATATCAATCATGTTTAACAAATCAATGTTTTCGTTGAATGTAAATCCATCAATCATATGGTCTATTATGTATTGTTTTAATATATCCTCTTTTATTTCCTCATTTACAATGAAGTGTTTCTTTACATATACGAACCAATAATACCACCGTAGAGGACCTTCCTGTTTTGATTTAGTCCATATGTCATCATCACATGTGTATTCGGTAGACGGGAAACATATGTCGTATTTAATTTTCATATTGTCCAAAATGTTTTGTTTTTGTTTTATGGTAGGCTTATATGTTATTACCTTTGAAACGCCCTTTAGTTTTTCTCTGACCTTAACCGACCTTTCATAAATACTTGCATTTATATCTGTGACTTCGTCGGGTTGGAAATAATAAAAACTCATTTTGTTTATAATACGACCACTTCTTCCATATGTATCAGTTATGTGTACTGTTCTACTTTCGATTATAGTTGTAAGCGCAATGTCGATTTCCTCTTCGCTATAATTATTACGCACATTCACCATGTCATGTAAAGTAGTTCTGTCTATAAACATCAAGCCTTTGGGTAGTTCAGAAAATATATCTTGAATCCGTTTGATTATTGCGCTTGTATTATTTTGAGCAAATTTAGTCGTATACGTTGCATCATGAATATTAAGATTTTTCATATCTTGTGTGCTAACATTACATTTCATATTACAATCCATATAATCGCAAATATCAGAGTATGGTTTATCGGCAATCGTTTCATATGTTAATGTTTCCCCTTTATATCCGACATCTCTCTTTTTTGACGACAGTTCAATCTTATTATTCGCTCCATTTTTTAGTGCTTCTATTTGTTCACTGGTAAAATCGGTTTGTCCAAATTTCAACGCACAATCAATTGCGTTTTCCTTCATGATTCTAGTTATTTTACCTATTTTTTGGGCCTTAATTGCTGACCATCTATATAAATACATATCCGGGCTCTCCGTATCAGAGCTCTCCAGTTGTGTTGCGTATAAAAATATCTCGACATTCCTTTTTTCAAATGGTAAAGAACAATGACTTCTATTACGCACACCTCTTCCTATTATTTGTTCGAGTCTACTTAAATTATACCAAGGTTCCATAATGTGAACTTGTCTTATGTTTTTAAAATCGACACCTTCACCGGCAGCACGAGAAATTAACACAACCTTTATTTTATGACCCTCGTTATTCTTGATGTTGTTTAATTCGGCGAGGTCTTTTTCATTGTTGGGAGAGAACCTTTCATCGCCAGTTAACATAACATATGATGCTTGATTGAATGTGTCTTCTTCGTCCAATTCATTTTTTGGGATCATCTTATCTACATCCAATGATGACACATTTCTAGTCTTCATCAGATTTTTATTTTTACCAGACACACGACGATTGAATCCCATCTCTTCCAATGCGAGAGCGAGAGGAATTATACCCCCATCAATATATTGTGAATAAACCATTATTATTCCATCCGATTTCTTTATCATCTTACAAATCTCTGATATCTTAGCACTATGATTATGTATAACGCCCTCTGTAAATATACCCGGTTTATCTTTTGTGGGGGGTATCTTATATTCATAATTCGACTTCGCCTGACTAGTCTCTGTATATTTCATTATGTTATCTAACCCTTTGCTGCCTATCATCCCGTGTAATGCTTCTTTCCTGTTCTCATCTGTAAATGTTTCGCGATAATAGTATGACATATTTAATGCCTCTATCAATGGCTGCATCAATTCATAACCAAATTTGTCTCGCTCTTCAAAACCCTTCATATTTGTTTCGATTCCATCGCGGAAGAATTTAAATTCACGTTCAATAAGTTCCTTCATCATTTCATTATATACCTTTTGTTGAACGCCTCCACTTTTCATTTTAATGTATTGTATTGGAATACTGTACAGTAATTCCTTTTCGTCTTTGAGTTGGGGTAATGCTTTACCGTTCATTTGTTTTGTGGGATATTTAAAAGAATTGTCTTTTTGGGGGTATATGCGATACGGAAATGTATACGGGTTCTCTCCTCTAACATAAGAAACGTAACCTGTTAACTTTCTCTTTATGATTTCCATTCCACTTTCTTTTCCATCCTTCTTCTCTTTGAGATTCCCTTCTTTGTCAAATACATCTCCCGTCTTGATAGTGCTTCGCTTATCATTGGCATTCAATAAATTGATTATCCATATTATTTCATCGGGCTTATTGAACATGGGCGTAGCAGTGAGAAGAAGCAATCTTAGATTATCGGCATGATCCGCTAGGTTTCTTAGAAATCCAGCAATTGCTCTAATGTCTTTACCACCATCAGCAGTCTCACGTATATTATGCGCCTCATCTATAATTATCAATGTATCACTGAATGATTTTTTGATTTCTCGTATCTTATAACTATCACGAAATACATTATTTTTCAAAATCCCTCCGTAATTCACAATGCTCCCTACCATGTTAGAAAACTGAGTATAACCATAAAACGAGTAATATTTATCTATAATTCGTCTAATGTTCTCTGTGATGTTCTCCTTGCTCATCTTATTAACCATTGTTGGGTTTATTTCTTTTAATAATGCGTCACCCAAGCATGCTTCTATATTCCAATCTCCACTCTCATTTTGTTTCAGTTTTGAACTGTCAAACAACTGTAATCTAAAATTGCTCTGGACATTTGGAGACGCAACAACAATGATTTTTTTCGACTTACGGTTACTTCCAACGCCAATCTGTTTAATATAATTTCGCATTTCTTCTGATATACCAATGGCAGAACACGTCTTTCCCGTTCCCAACCCATGAAACAATAAAAGTCCATTATAAGGGGTCTGTGTAGATAAAAAGTTTTTAACAAACATTTGATGAGGCATAAGTTCAAACTCCGCATTACACAATTCCTCTGCTTTTTTTGCAATGTCTATTTCTTCAGCATTTACTTCTTTGTTGTTATTGTTAAATTCTCGGTGTTGTAACAGGTTTTTATTGAAATTCTCATGATCATCCAACTCGGGATACAAAAAATCATTGTATTTGTCTTCAGAAGTTATCAGAGGCATCTTCATGCGTTCCTTATTTTCAATATCAATATCATTCACTTGCTTATTAATTATTTTTGGCTCAGTCTCATGTACGACATCGACTTTTACCTTTCTCTTGGGTTTGTTTATCGTCATTTTCGCTATATCTTGAACAACTGGTTCAAACAGAACTGTTGGTTCACATTCTTTTACAAGTGGGTCCCAGTGCGTTTCTGTGTATTGTAGTGTGTCAATATATTCGTCAGTAACCTTATTCGTCTTATGATAAAGTTCGATTTTCATTCCTTTTATATATTGTTTTAAATACTCCCGTGGATTTCCTACGTATTTTTGCAGTAAATCGAAATCTTTTTTCGCAAAAAAATGTGAATTCAGTGTATTACGAGAATCTAATATACGAAATATCTCGATTATAAATGCGTCTTCCATTACTCGTTTATGTGTCTCGTTTTCGTTTTTGTTTAATTTCGAGAATTTACTTAACTGTTTGATTTGCCAACCCTTTTTAGATTCTCTGTCTAGATATCCCTTTTTAATATACTTGTTGTTATTTATCAGAGGACATTTTTTGCTGGTCATTGCGGCGGAAACAGGAGGTGGTTTTGAATTCTCGATTTCTACCGTCGGGATAAGACCAATAAGTTTATCGGGTATAGACCTTCCTAACGGTTTGGTAGGTTTTAATTGGGTAATCACACCTGTTATATTATTGTTATCGGTTTCATCAAGTTGAGGTGTTGTTTTGGCAGCCGGTTTTTTTTCATTCGACGATGATTTTGTGGATTTGTCACTACTTGCGCTTCTTCTCGTTTTATTTTTCGTTGGTTTGTTATTTTTCTTTTTTGTATCATTTTTTTTTAATTTACTTGGGTCTATTTCAATAAATTTTATTCTATTGTTTATCTCGTCATGATTTTCAAGGAAGGTTTTTATTTTATTACTCAATTGACTTGCATCTCCAATTAAACAAACATCTTGAAGTTTATCTTTTACTGATTTGTTTAATATTCGGTCGATTAAGTCTATAATTTCATCTTCAGTTCCGTGTTCATCGACATATTTTATTATATCGTTTATTCTTATGCGACGAGAACCTGGTTTATAAATACTACCCGGTGTTTTCAATACTCCATTCTTTGAGTATATAGGATCTATTTTTGTGTTTTCTTCATAGTGCGGGATTTTATCTATATATTTTATTTTGGTCATGGGACAATGATTGTATATTATATTAACATATAATATGCAAAACTTACAAACGATAAAGCATCATTTTTTTTAAACAAGAATCCACTTTCTGTATGAGATATTGTTTTTCTAAATTGTAAGAACGTATCTTATTCAGACATTGGTCCTTGCTCATCCACTCCATTTTACTTACCTCTGACTTTTGGAACTGTGATATATCAAGTGTGTCTTCGTATCTAATATACATTAAAAAATACTTATGTTTATAAGACTTGTAATTAGACCCAGTAAATATTTCTTCATATGGAATTACATTTTGCAATGGGTTTAACGTATTCGACTTATATCCCGTTTCCTCGCAAAATTCGCGAATAGCACAATCGTAGTCCTTTTCCTGGTAGTTTCGTCTGCCCTTAGGGAAACCCCATTCTGGCTCTGTCCAATCGCTACCAGAACTAGCATCGACCAATAGTGTTTTTAATGTAAACCCGCCCATTCTACTGTTTCCATCTCTCAGATTATAAAACTTCTCTTTGGAAGATGTCTCCTCCATTTTGTATTTATTATTATAACCCTCATCGCCCCATATTTTTCTCCATAATTCGTCGAAATCTTTATAGGCAATGTCATGCTTCTCATCTTGTGTCATTTGATTTAGCATGTTAGTTATGTATTCCCGGTCGTGTATTGGAT